GAGCATGCGGTCCTTGTCCTCGATGTATTCGATGGAGATTCCCTCTTCGGCGTTCGCCGCGCCCGGGCCGAGCGAAAAGTTTCCGCCGGGACCGTTGATAACGCACTGAACGTCCAGGAACGAATAGACTCCGACAATAATCGCCATAGGGACTCCCTCGCTTTACGAATTCACAAGAATGCTGACATTGACCGTGTGGACAGCTCCGGCCAGCTTGGCCGCGATTTGAATCGGCACTGAAATGCGGGCCTGGCGTTGCGCCTGATTTTGATTGGCGAGCGGCGGCGCGTACACGTAAAAACCTTTCGACATGAAATCGCCGGTCTCCAGAGCGCCGAATCCGTTCGAGGTCCAGGTGCCCGGCCCGAGCAAACCGTTCGAGACGTATCGGTTCAGCACGCCGATGATTGTGGCGACGAGTTGCTGGGTGCCGGCGTCGGTTTGCGGGATCTTCGTGGGCGACTGGAAAAGCAAATTGTAGAGCGCGGTCTGCATCTCGATCGCCATGACCGCGACACCGATTACCGTGTCGATGAAATTGCCGCTCGAAGACACGCCGAATTCGATGATGGCCGTATTGTTGTTATAGGCCACGAAGACATTGCAGTTGAATCCGGAGACCGCTTCCGCTTGGCTCTCCGTCAAATTCTCCGCAACGATTCCCGGCTCTTGCTTGTACATCAGCGTGATGACGGTATTGTTCCCCTGATAGTTTACGGTCAGGATTCGTGCCAAGAGAGAAACGACCGCGTAGGGATTCGACGAGCTGTACTGCACGCCCGTGAAATTATATTTGAGCTGCTTCAGCAAGTAGGCGATGTTGGTCGTGTCGGACGCATTCAAGACGTTCGCGTCCTGAGTCGTGACGCCGAAGTAGTGCTTGTTGGCCGCCGCTTCGATGTAAGCCCCGATCGCCAGCACGTCGGCGTTCACTTCTCCGATGACGACCAGGCCGAACCAGAGCATCCCAAACCGATTGTCAAAAAGGGAGACAGCCGCGATCGCGGTTTCGGCCAGCATCCCGTTCGCCTGATAGGAGCCGACATTCGTGACGGCGAGGCCCACCTGGCTGTGGATGTCGGTCCCGCCCGTGCCTGTCGTGGAAAAACTCACGGTCGAGGAAGCGCCGGTAGTGGCGCTCGTAACCTCGAAGCGGTTGTAGATCGAATTCCAAACGATCGTAGCGCCGGTGAGCGGACCATCGATGACGGCCGCAACGGCATTCATGTTGCCGACGGCCGAGAAATCCAGGCCCGTCAAACTTTGCGGAGTGCCGTCGATCGAAATGTGCATCGTGCCGTTCGAGATTCCGGTCCATGCGGAGGGGAGCTGTTGCGCGGGAGTGAGAGGAGCGCCGAAAAGCTGGCCATGCGTGTCCGTCGCCGCCCAACGTCCGATATAGAGAATCGTCGGCTGCGGATTTTGCTCGAACCAAAGCACGGCGGCAAGGTAGGCCGGGGCGCTCGTTCCAAAGTCGGCGGCTACTTGGTCGATCGAAGTGTAGGCTCGGATGCGCGTGACAACATCGATGACTGCCGTGTCGGCGAGAATTAAAAGCGCATTCGTGTTCTGGCCTTGCGCGGCTTGCGGCGTGAGCGTGACATTGACATTGATGAGCCGCGAGACCTGAAGTGTGGGCAAAGTCATAGGAAAAATTCTCCTCTAAAATCGAGCGATCTAACCCGCGCCGAGCTTGATAACCGTGCCATCATCCAGAGTAAGCGTACCATTCGCGGAAGCGAGATCGGGATTCGGGTAATCGTATATCTGCTGCCTCCGCATCCTAAAGGGCACGTCCACTCCGTACAGCCATCTTTCTTTGATGAGTGCTGGAACAGTCAACGTCTCCTGCACTTCGACGAGACCGAACCCGTTCAGGAACAGGCCTTCCCGATTTTGCGCTTCGCTCAGGCCCATGGCAAACAATTCGGAATTCGCGTCCGCGCCGGGCCCGTAGAAGCTGGCGATCGTTTCGAGGATCTGATTGCGGATGACGCGCTGCATCGGCGTGTTGTCCGGAGGGACATGGATCGAGCCTTGAAAAGCAAACACGTCGCGCGTCCGGCGCACGACTCCGATGGCGCTCCAGTCGACATCGAACTCGGGCTCGTTCGGCGGCTCCGGCTGCCAGCGCGGGCGAACCAGCTTTCCACTAAGGCCGGTGAGACCGACGACAAGCGTGTTCAAAAATTGGCGAAGGATGGTGTCGTTAAATTCGCCGTTCTTGTTCGCCGGCGCGACGTAGCCGAAGGGCCGATGAATTTGAGGTTCGGTCGGCATTTTGTTAGAGCGTGAAAACGTGCGTAAGTACTTCGATTTCGAGCGAGCCATCACCGAGCGTCACGCCAGGCGTGGTTCCCGTGATCGTGAGCACGATCGGTTGATTCGCCACATCGGTTTCGGGATAAGCCTCGATGAGAGTTCCTGGAGCCAAATAGAAAACATCGGCCATGAACGCGATCATGTTCACGGATTGATCGGCAAAGCCAGTCAGGTTGATGCTGGCCCCGCCCAGGAGGAAATTAGCGGGATCGCTTCCGTAACTGAGCTGGAAATTATTGTCGACGTTCCCCGGAGTGTAGGGCGTCGTGCCGAAGATGTATCGGTACAGAACCGAATCGATGACGAGCACTTTCCCCGCGCCCGGTGCAGCTAAGACAATCGGATTCGCGCCGGGTAGCAGCAATAGATCTGCACTAGCGATGACGATCTTCGTCGGATTGATTTGCGGTGCTTGGTAGGTCGGAGCCACGCTCGTCCCATTCGACGTGAGAATTGTTCCCGCCGCGCCAGGAGCCGGGGCGTTTGGATTCGCGGGGATGACTTGATAGGTCGGATTTGCGCTCGCGCCGTTTGAGGTCAAGACTCGTCCCGCTGCGCCGGGCTGGACGAACGCACGATCTTTTCCAGTGGAAAAAGGTTGAGTCATCAATCGCTCCTATTCCGTCACTCTAACATTTTGCGGCGTGAACGGTTTCGCCGTCGTCGCCTGATCCACCGAATCGATACTGGTACAGGTCGCCTTGACGAAGCCCCGCGCGTAGTTGCTCCAGTCCTCGACGTGGATCACGATGAAAAAATCATTGTTCCACTCGACGAGATCGGGCTGGTACTGCGAATTTGTGTTGGAGTCTTTGCTCTCGCCGCGAATGGCATATCGCGTAATCACCGTTAGAGACTTGGCCGTAATCTGCGCTTCCGGACGCCGCGCGAGATCATTCAAGCTGTCCGGAAAGACGATGCCGCGGCTCGGGATTTTCACGACCGAGATTTTTCCCATGCCGAAAGTGTCCACGGTCTCCGTGCGCCGATGAACGATGAAGTCATCGAGCGTGTAGGCGTCCGTGAGCGCGTCACTCACATCGAGCATCGGCATTAGCTTCGCCTCCGCACAACGTAAGTGATCGAATTCCGAAGTTGGCCCGTGTCGATCAAAGTTTTCGTCCCGGTCCGCCCGCGACGGCGCCGCGCGGCGAGCGTGGATTTTCCGAGAGGCGGGGGAATGTTGCTGTTGATTTTATTCTTCACGCCGCTCGCGGCCTTGATGCCGGCGGCGTGCAAACTCTTCATCATCTGGTCCGCATTGCCGTCGAGCGCGGCGAGGCCTGCGCGTTTCAAACTCTCCTCGATTTCCGACTTGGCATCCTTGATGCCGGGCTCCATGAACGGGCGCGGAGGAATGTTCTGTGTCGGGCTGCCGTAATTGTGAATGTAGCCGAGCGCGGCATTGTTGATCGGCTGAGTCTTCGCTTCGGCCGAAGTGCGTGGCGCTTTCTCGGCTGGGATGCCGACAAGCACTTCCATCGACGACATCAACTTCAGCGCCACTGCCACGGCGGAAGTTCGGTCGGTCTCCACGACGATCTTGGTGTTTTGTTTCAGCATCGCTCGCGTTCTCTTTCAATCCAACCGTGATTCAGGCGATGGTTCAATGCCATCAGTCTGCGGGTCCAGCTCCAACTCAAATGCCGTCGCCGAATAATCCAACACAGAATTCGGTGTGAGATCGGCATGCTCTACCCAAAGTTCCACATTCCCGGCATCGGCCAGGGCCCGACCCATGCGTTAGGCGAAGCGAAGGATCCAATTCCGCCGCCAGCGCCAACGCTGAAACCAAAGAAGCCGCCACTCGGACCGATTTGAATCGGTCCGGAGCCGAACATTCTCGCCAGGCGGATGAACCTGTTTCCGTACATCGTAAGGTTCCAGTGTCCCGCGCCTTCTTCGAGCGTGATCGCCGCGTCATAGCCAAGCGTGACCGAGCCCGCGACTTGCGAAGTGATCGCGCCCTTGCTTTTTCCCGGCCAGCCTTTATCGAGCGCGGCCTGTTGCGCTTCGGCTTCGAGGACGCAATTGTGGGCGACGTACAGCTCCGTCGCCACGCCAAGCATGTCGCACCAACGGGAAGGATTGAGGAGGAGCGAAGCCACGGCGAGCCAGTAGCGCAGCATCGAGTCCGGATAAAACCTGGGATTCTGGAATTCGGGATAGTCCGCGCGAAACTGATTGAGTGTCACGACGGGTGTCACCGTGATTTGCGGCGAGCCCTCCGCGACATTGCTCTGCACTTCCCAATGCTGGTTCGCGTAGCCCGGTGTTACCGCGTCGACGACCAGAACATAATCGCTTCCCAGCGGAGGATTGAACGAGGCCGGAATGATCGCGCGGTACTGGCCATTGGAATTTGGCACGTAGGCCACGGAGACCGCTGTGAAGTTTGCGACCGGCGTTCCGGGCACGCCTACCGGATTCGTGAGACTGCGATCTTTGTAGAGCGTGGCCGTGATGACCGAATTGTTGATCGGCGCCTTCGTCAAACTATCGGTCATGTACCAGTTGAGGTACTGGCCGGTGAGCGCGAAGAAGGTGAAGGTCCCGGGAAGATTGGGAACGAACGGATTGCTCATGTTTTTCCCTGTGCTAAAATGCGGCTGGTAGCAAACAGTCCTTTCGAGGAGGACCGATGCCCAAACCCCGCGTGAAACGACACGCAGTGATCCAGCCGCTCGATCAGCCTTACAGGTTCATCCCGCTCACACAAGGACAAACCGCGATCGTCGACGTTGGCGATTTCGAGGGGCTTTCCCGATGGAATTGGCACGCACAGAGAACGCCTGACTCTAGAAAATTCTACGCCGCCCGCTATGACGTAGACCGGAAAAGCAACACGCAAATGACATCCGAGATACTTAAGACGCGCCAAACCGTCGACCATAAAGATGGAAACTCTCTCAACTATCGCCGCAAAAATCTTAGAAAATGCACTGACTCTCAGAATGTTTCCAATGTGCTCCGTCCGGCCAGAAACAATACCAGCGGATTTCGTGGAGTCTCGCGTTTCCGAAATAGTTGGCGCACCCACATCCGAAAAGGCGGCAAAGTCGTGGCGCTCGGTACGTTCAAAACTGCCCGAGAAGCCGCACTTATTTACGACAGGGAAGCTAGGGCGCTTCACGGCAAGTTCGCCTTTCAGAATTTCCGCTGAATGTTTTATGTAAATGTGACACTCCCGCAAGCGTGAATCTGCAGCTCGCTATCCGTCTCGCCAGGCGGGGCCGGGACGGGAGCCGAAACGGCGGGCTCCACAAAAGAGTTTACGCACACTTCGAGGGAAGTCCCGGTTATTCCGGGGATGGGTTTCGGTACGGGTGGGGCGAAGTTTGCAATCGTCGTTACTCGTTCTCGTTTATTTCCTGGTTGACCGGATTCGTCGGGTCCTGCTGATACCAGAGCGTGCGATTTCGCGCGTTGATTTCCGCGAGCGTCAAGCCGTCGGGCGCGACTTCGACGGCCTTGTACTCTTTGCCGGGAATGGCGTCGAAGCCGATGGCGTCGGTCTGGCGCGTGTTCTTGGCCACATTTTCAAGATCGTTTTTCGACATGCTTTCTTTCGCTTTGGCGAGTTCCTCGGGCGTCATCTGCGACGCGGTTTTGTCCTGGGCGGATTCGTTCTCGCCGGCGATCGGCGGATTGGACGCGAGCGCACTTTGATCGGTTTTGATCGAGAGAATTCCCGCCGGTCCACTGAGGTCCGCGCCGCCTCCACCTGGTAGATTTTGAGGATTCATCTGCTCACCTGGATCGTCGTCCCTGCTTTTTCCCGCCACGCTGTACGCGATCGCTTGCGCTTGCTTCGGGGGTTTGCCCGCGTTGATCTCCGTCTCGATATTCTTCGAGATGGTTTCCTGCGAGCTGCCCTGAGCTAATGGCACGGCGAAAGCCTCCGCTATTTACCTTTTCCCGCAGACTTTCCAGTTCCGCTTGCGGGACGGTTTCGCCCTTGATGACTATCCGCGACAGGAGCGTCTCCCGCGCGCGCAGAGACGGCCTTGTCGCCAGGCTCGTCGCTGGCCGGTGAGTCGGAAGCTCCATTTGGATCCTCGGCGGGTTTCCCGGCATCGTCGGTTTGCTCGCCTTCGCCGGCGGTTCCGGGTGTGTCGTTCGGATCGAGACTGTCATTGGATCGCGGCCCCTTCCATTCCGCCGCTTCCGCGAAAAAGCCCGGCTTGGCTTTGTCATCCATGGCCGTGACAAACCGAATCGCGTCGGGGACCGTCCTCACATTCGCATAGCCGCGCTGTTGCAGGAAGCGGACGTGGTGGTCGGTGATCTCCGGCAATCTCTCCAGCTTCGGGGCGGTACGCTCGTGCGGCTTCGCGCCGTTGTCCGTCAGCCATTTCAGCGACGCCGGGTGATTCAGAATTTCGATGGGCACTTCCTGCGCTCCCATTTCAAAACTCACGCGCTCAAGAGAGGGGAGCTGCAAGAGGACGCGGCGCGGGAAATAATACGTTCGCGTTTTCTTGTCCTTGGAAAATTCGGCGCTCGTGCTTGTGGCCTTGTCGGGTGCGGGCGCAAATGGTCGGGTGACTTCAGTCATTGGCTTCCTCTCGATTTCGTCTAACGAGGCCCGCCCAAATCCACGGGCCTCGCTACACGCATTTCAGTCGTTCACGTCGCGAGGATACCACTAGATGCCGTCGTAGTACCCGATTGTCTCGGGGTACACGGCTTCCACGACGCCCAGGCGGCAGAAGTACGTCGACTTGTGATAGAGGCCGTCGTACTGGACCGGCGTGCGTTGGAGGAGCGTCATCGGGTAGCGGACGCGATCTTTTTCCTTCACGTACACGATCATGCGATCGTGGCCGGCGATCGTTCCAATCGTGCCGCCCGCGCCTGCGCCGATGGCCCACTTTACGGGGAAGATTTCCAGCTTGGCCGCCCGCGCGGTCGCGAGCAGATTGTTCCGGAGAATGTACTGCAAGATCGATTCGTTTCCGGCCAGGCTCACCTTCGCCGTGGCGATGTAGCCGTACTGCGCGGGAGGAATCAGGATGCGCGACGGCATGACGGCCCAGGCCGCGTTCTGCCAGTTGGTCGTCAGCGCGTTATTCACGTCCGCCAGGATTTCGTCGGGAGACTTCTGCGCCCAGGTAGTGAAGCCCGAGGCGCCGACGACGACGTTCACGGGAGTGACCGAGCCGTTGTTTACCAGGCCAACATCGCCGAGCGATGTGTCACCGATGTACACCTGTTCGTCCGTGTCCATCTGATGCTTGAGCTGCATCGCCATGAACTTCTGTTGGTCTATGGGACGGCCGATGCGAGCCGCGGATTCGAGTTCGAGGATCGTGTACTTCAGCTCCATGCCCCAGGGGCGCAGAGGTTGCGGAGTCTTCGCAATGTCCACGTCGATGCCCGTGATTTGCGTGGTGTCCTTGCCGATCCAGGCCTTGCCGTTCCCGATGCTGTTTCCAGCGCCGAGACCGCCAGCGCTTCCGTACGTGGAGAGCGTGAACGAAGAAACTTCGTCCGCGATCGTCACGTCCTCGCGCAGATCGATGTCGCGGCCCCAGGTGACAGCGGCCAGCGGCTCATGCAGGGTTTGATCGAGACGCTCGAGTTCGCCGACGAGAAATGCGCCGGTGGAATCGACCGTCTTGCCGTCCCACGTTTGGCAGGGATACGGCAGCTTGACGCCGAGCATGTTGCCTCGCGCGTCATGCGTTAGTTGAACGCGGTCGTAAGTCATTAGCTCGTCATGGGTGCGACGCCGACCCACAAACTTACCGTGGAGGATGTGCCCTCCCGAAAACTCGATTGCTTGCGTTTGCATGTCTTCGCTCCCTTAACTTGATGTCATTCGACCGTGCCAAAAAAAGTTTGCCAGAACGCAAGAAAAACTTGCGTTTAGATGTTGAACGCGATTTCAACGAGGCCGGCGGAATCCGCAGGACCGTTGAAAGACGACTTCGCATCGAGCGCGACCTGGGTTCCGGCGACCGTATCGACGGACACGCCGCCGACCACGTAACCCGAGCCCGCGATCGTGGTGACCTGGATGAGCGAGCCCTTGAAAGCCGGAGCCGCGCCCTGCAAGAGCACAATCATGTATCCGGACCGCATCACGTCGAGCGGCTGATTCGTCGGGGGAA